GTATTGCAGGAAGCTCAAGAGATGATGGTTTCCACAATTAATATAAGCACACTAACAACTTGGAGTTAAAATGACACTTACAGACGAGGACATTGCCTTTCTTAAAAAGATCGGTCAAGTAACACCGCAAGACAAGCCAAAACCAACAAACACCAAGAAAGACGAGGAATAATTCATGGCAACCTTTTTAAATAACAAAGTTGGATTTAAAGTTAACTCTGTTAACTTGTCTGACCATGTAACAGCTTTCACCTTAAACCGCGTTCTTGACCAAATTGAGATCAGCGCAATGGGGGATAATTCTCACAAATTTACAACTGGGTTATCAGCGGACACCATTACCGTATCATTTCTAAATGATAATTTAGCTTCAGGTGCAGGTTCAGTAAGAGCTACACTGCAAGCCGCTTTTGGTACAACCGTTGCTTTTGAAGCAATTCAAGATACTGCCAGCGCGGTGTCCGCAACCAACCCGTTGTACAGTGGTACGATTTTGATTGATAACTTAACCGACATCAATGGCGCGGTCGCTGATATAGGCATGATGGACTTGACGTTTACATGCAATAGCAAGACAGCGTACGCAACCACTGGTACTTGGTCATAACAAAGGACTAAAATGATTAAACTTAAAATAACCAAGGCTTCAGGTGAAATTTCTGAATATGAAATTACTCCTGTTATTGAGTTCGCGTTTGAATCCCATTTTAAAAGTGGCTTTCATAAGTATTTCCGAGATGAGGAAAAACAAAGCGCGGTTTATTGGTTGGCTTGGGAAGCTGAAAGGCGCAATGGCGTAACTGTTGTGCCTTTTGGCGATAAGTATTTAGAGCAGCTTGTTAAAGTAGAAATCCTTGACGCTGACTCCCCAAATGGATAACGCGGGATTCCTTTCACTACCTTGTTGCTAGGTTAGCAATAACAACAGGACTTCCGCACCAAACGTTTATTGATATGGACAGAGATTTGTTAAAGGCGACTTTAGCGGTTCTCAAAGACGACGCAAAGGCTAGGGAAAATGCCAGCAGAAATAAAAGGTTTAATTGAGTTTAAAAAAGCTCTCAATGACTATGACCCTACCCTAGCTGCACAATTAGACGATCAAATGGCTATCGCCCTTGGTGGCATAGTTAAGAAAGCTCAAAATTATGTTCCTAGTAGTTCTCCTTTAGGCAATTGGAATTACAGACGGCGATCTGAATTTTACTTTGATGCTCAAGGTAATAGGTTAAGAAAGTTTCCTTTATTTAACTCTGCAACCGTTTCTAAGGAAATTAAATATAGTTCAACCCCACGCAGAACTAATAAACGTGGATTTAAAGCTGTTTATTACATAATTAACAAATCTGCTGCTGGTGCTATTTACGAAACAGCTGGTAGAAAGAACCCTTCAGGTCAGCCTTGGGTTGGTCGTAAAGGCGACCCACGTCAAAAAGATATTAGTCGTTCAAATAACCCTCAAGCGGGCTCAGATTTTATTCAAGCAATGGGCGAGCTAAAGCAAGGCAATATTGAAAGTTCTACAAAGCGCGGTCGTTACATGAAAGGTCGGTTGATCTTTCGGGCTTGGGCTGAGGACGGTGGCAAGGCTAATGCTGCCGCTTTAACTGCTATTTACAACGCTAACGAACAATTTAAAAAGAAACAATATTTTAGAAAGGTTTCACAATGAGTATAGTAATTGATATTGCCGCGCAATTTACAGGCAAGAAAGCATTTACTCAAGCTGAAAACGCTGCCGATAAATTGGCTAGAAACGTTAAACAAGCTCTCATTGGTGTTGGTGTTACGGCTTTCGCTAAGTCAGCCATTAGTGCGTTTGCTGCTCAAGAAAAGCAACTAGCAGTATTTAAAAACTCATTGCGTAGTATTGGATTTGAGTTCGCAACCTCAGACTCATTAGCATTTTTAAACAGTCTTAAACTTCAATTCGGCGTGGCAGATGAGCAATTAATTCCTGCGTATGAAAAACTTTTAACCTCAACTCGTAGTCTTGCCGCTTCCCAAAATCTTACCAACATTGCTTTAGACATTGCTGCTCGTCAAAACATTACGGTAACTGAGGCAGCCGACGCATTAAGCAAAGCATATTTAGGAAATACTAGGAGTTTGGGCGCATTAGGTTTAGGCATAAGCAAAACCACACTTGCTTCAGGGGACTTCGCTAAGATTCTTAAAGAGGTCACACTTGTTACGAAAGGTGCAGCTTCAGCCGCCGCAACTACCTTTGCTGGCAAATTAGCCAAATTAAAAGTTGCAGCCGATTCAGCAAAAGAAAGCATTGGCGCAGGTCTTGTTGAAGCCATTATGCGTATTAGTGGTGCAACAGATATAGACCAACTACAAACAAAGATTATTAATTTTGGTGAATCTACTTCCCAAGCTTTAATTAGAATTGGGCAGTTAATAAGAGATAACATTGTTTTGGTTAAATCTTTTGCAGCAGTCTTACTTGCTGCCTTTACAATTAATAAAATAGCTGCTTTCATAACAGCTTTAGGCACAATTGTTAAAACTGTCAAGACTTTGAGAAACGCTTTATTAGCTTCAGCAATTGCTAGAAACTTTTTGTTTAGCCCACTAGGCGCAGCTGCTATGACTGCTGGCATGTTTGCAGCAATTGGCTTAATGATTAAAGGCGTTGATGCAATTAGCGAGTCTGCAACTAAGGCAACTAACAACCTACAAAGTATGTTAGCCGCTGGCGGTTCAATGGCTGGGGGCGATCAAGGCGGTGCGGCTAAATTTGCCGAGGGTGCAGCTGCTAGAGCTGCCAAGGAAGCCAAGGCTGCCGCACTTGCCCAATTGAAAGCAACCAACGCACAAACCAAGGCAATTAAAGATCAGGCTAAACTTAAAAAGGCAAGTGGCTTGCTTGACATGGAACAAATACAAATCATGGCAGCCTTGCAGAATCAATTAACTGAGGACGAAAAACTTAGACTATCTTTACAACTTGCTTTACTTACAGAAAATGCAGCAGAGGCAGACCGTTTAAGCAATCAGTTAGCGTTATCACAATTACAAACAACAGGTTTGGCAAACGCAATTAAGAATTTACCACCTGCCTTAAATCCATTGCAAGATTATCCTTCATACATTAACAAAGCCATAACCGATATTTCTTTAATACAAGACGCATTAAATAAACTTAAAGCCCCTGTTTTAACTGTTCAAGTTAACACCGTTAATACAGGCGGTGGCGGCGGTGGTATTAGCGGCGGTGGCGGCGGCGGTGGCTCACCAATTGTTCCCGTTCCTTTTGCTGGCATACCATTAGGCGGCGACATTGGTGGAGCAGCAAAAGCTTTAGAATACGCTGCAAAAAAGAATCAAGTTACATTAAATACACAAATGCCTGATTGGCAGAGTTATCGTGCTGGAGAACGTGAAACAAAAGTGACAGTTAACGTCCAAGGCAATGTTATCTCTAACAGAGATTTAACTGATTCATTGCGTATGGGATTACTTGACTCAAGCGCGTCAGGTTCATTTACTTTGTCAAATAGAGCTACCAGAGGCGATTAATGGTTTTACCAGCGACGCTTGATATTTCTTTAGATTTCTCGTCGGGAGCTACCTTCGGTATTGGTCTTACGCTTGACGACCCTGTCAACGGTTTATTAGATACTGGTACTTTAGCTGAAACAACAACTCCATCATTAGTAGCTGATTTAACGCCAGATGCAAGACGAATAAGCATAAGACGCGGACGCAATTTAATAAGAGATACTTACGAGGCTGGAAATGCTACCGTTAGAATTTACGACCCTAACGGAAATTTTAACCCCCAAAACACCAGCTCGCCTTTTTATGGACAATTAACACCTTTAAAGAAATTAAGAATTTCTGCCGCTTATAGCGGAGTAACTTATTATTTGTTTAGCGGCTATACAACGGATTACATATATTCTTACGATCAAGGCGAGAACGTTTCCTATGTGGACATAAACGCTTCAGACGCTTTTAGGCTTTTTAACTTAGCAGCTGTAACCACAATAACAGGACAAGCCGCTGGTCAAGATACAGGCACTAGAATTGACAAGATTTTGGATACAGTAGATTTCCCTGTAAGTATGCGATCAATTTCCGTAGGAGATACTTTAACTCAAGCTGACGCTGGTAGTTCTAGGACTTCCTTATCAGCAATTAAAAACTGTGAATTCTCAGAGCAGGGGGCATATTATGTTAGCCCCTCTGGAAACGTTATATTTAAAAACAGATCAGAGGTTATAGGTAGCGCAGGTGACACTCCTATTGAGTTTAATCAAACTACTGGGATTCCTTACAAAAACGTAAAATTTGCCTTTGATGATAAATTGATTGTAAACCAAGCGAACATAACTCGTTTGGGCGGGACGACCCAAGTTTTTATTGACGCCGATAGCGTTGCGACCTACTTCCCTCACTCAATTACTAGCTCTGATCTGGTCGTTCAGACAGACGCCGAAGCAGCTAACATTGCCGCTATTTACGTCGCTTCAAGGTCAGACACAACCATTAGAATTGATGAAATGAGCGTTGACTTACTGGACTCCAATGTGCCGACTGACACGCTATTGGGCATGGATTATTTTACTAATGTTCTAATTACCAACATACAGCCTGACGGTTCTACAATTACAAAAAACCTTCAGGTTCAAGGCGTTGCTTGGGATATAACCCCTTCGTCTTGGATTGGACATTTCAGCACCCAAGAAACCTGGGTTGATGGATTTATTTTGGACGATATTTATTATGGTCAGTTAAATGACGATATACTTAGCTACTAGGGGGATAACAATATGGCAGCAGGACTAGGGTTTAAAACGTTTGCAGTCGGTGAAATTCTTTCCGCCGCAAATGTCAACGGATATTTGATGCAGGGAGTTTTAGTTTTTGCTAACGCAACAGCTCGCGACGCAGCAATTACTTCTCCACAAGAAGGACAGTTTGCATTTACAAAAGACAATGATTCTTTATGGTATTACTCAGGAAGTGCGTGGGTTGCTTCAGGTGCAACAGGTGACATTGAAGGTGTAACAGCTGGAGTAGGTATTTCAGGTGGCGGCACTTCAGGAACAGTAACAGTCACCAACGCAATGGCAACAGAGATTGCAGCAAAGGGTGATTTAATTGTTGGTACAGGTAGTCAAACTTTTGATAACCTCACCGTGGGTACAAACGGTCACACACTTGTAGCGGATAGTTCAACCGCAACAGGATTGAAGTGGGCTGCACCTGCTGGTGGGGGTGGAAAAGTGTTGCAGGTAGTAAGTGCAACAACTACTACTTCCACCAATATAACAAGCACAAGTTATACTGACACAACAATAACTGCAACAATTACGCCAACTTCTGCAACATCAAAAATCTTGGTTTTAATTAGCGCACAAAATTTGGCTTATTGGAGTAGCACAAATACTGTTGTGCAAATAAAAGCACAATTACTTAGAGATGCAACTCAAATTTTAGAAGATTTAATTTTTTCACAATTAGAAGTTGGAAGCATTGCATCTGCATACAAGGGAAATTCATCATCAATATCATATTTAGACAATCCCAGCACAACGTCATCAACTACTTATAAATTACAAGCAGCAAGGGTTCTTGGAAATGGTATTTATTTTCAAGGGTCTAACAGCAACGCATCAACAATTACTTTGTTAGAAATTGGAGCATAATATGGCACAACCACACGAAGTCTTGGCATTTTTAATACCAGATGGCGGTTATGTTCATTATGGTTTTGATTATGAGGGTATTGAATTCAAAGAATGTGAGCCAATAACCAAAGCAGAATTTGAGGCAGGTTTTGCTCAATATGATGCTTGGAAGGCTGAGCAAGATGCAGCACAAATAGCGGCCAAAGCAGCGGCACAGGCTAAACTTGCAGCACTTGGTTTAACTGTTGAGGATTTGCAAGCCTTAGGTTTGTAGCACAATCTTAGGGGATTGTTCATAAATGAAACCATGGTTATCAAAAGCTGCTGCTCAATTACGGAATCAGGTAGATGATTCTTACGGAGATCGCCAGCGCAAAAGTGATGGGTGGATCGCTGACTATAATCATCAACGCAGAGGTAAAAGCGATCACATACCTGACGCGTCCGCCAATTTTGTTGTTAGAGCAATTGACATTGACGCTCGCCTTTCTGACGACAAAAGAGCTTCAGCATATTTGGCAGATCAAATTAGACTCTATGCTAAACGTCACGGACGTATTCATTATGTGATTCATTTAGGCATGATTGCTTCGCCAATTTTAAATTACAAGTGGCGTCGCTATCGCGGTTACAACCCGCATAACCACCATCTCCACCTTTCTTTCCGTAAAGATCAAGATTTAAACTCAGATTTTTTTGACATACCACTACTAGGGGGCAAGTAATGAAAATAAGTAATAAACAAAAAGCAATATTAAAAGCATATTTTAAAGGAGTTCTTGTTTCGTTTTTAACATTTATTGCAAGCAATGAACTTGGTTTTGACCCAACGGTGTCAGTAATTCTTGCCGCCCTTGCTCACCCTGCTGTCAAAGCTTTAGATAAAGCTGATAATGATTTCGGCATAGGCAGTAAAGAGTAATGTCAGCCCTTGAGTGGGCTGGCTTTGCTGCTGGAATTACCACCACATTAATCGGAGTGCTGGCTGGCTTACGCTGGCTAGTAAAAGGCTGGCTAAACGAGCTTCGCCCCAATGGAGGCTCAAGTATGAAAGACCAGTTGACCTCATTACAACAGGAAACAACACGCCTTTCAGATCGCATTGATGAGCTGTTTATTGTCATTAGCAGGAAGTAAAATAAACCTATGGCAACAAAGCGTAAACCTAAAAAGAAAGTAGCTAAAAGACGCAGGACTACTAAAGAGCCTGTACTTACAAAACTTGACTATTGGGCAATTGCAGCCAATGAAGTTTATATGGCTTGCCGAAAAGCAAACATGGACGAAGGAACAGCTCTAGCATTTGCTATGGATAGGTCTAGTTATCCTGATTGGATTGTTGACACGACAGACCCAATTAAAAACCCATTAGACGACT